TGATAGTACCGTCTGCTATTGTTGCGAATATAGTACCATCTGTTAAATTAATGGTATAAGCCATCTCGTTTCTACTCCAATTTCATTTATTTATCAGTTCATTTACTACACATATTTAGCCCTAAGTAGAACTTAGGTTTGTAAGTGTTTGGATCCTAACCGTATAATCGATTTGGATCTGTCTATTAAGACTCTTCTGTACAGGATGGAAAATGACATGAGTAATCAACTTAAGGTCGTCTGCGCTTCCATTCCATGTTTTAAGTCCTAGTTCATCAAAAACATAGTCTCCATTTAAATCTTGTAGGTTGTCAAAAGCTGCCTGGTCATTTGGCTCACCGTAGTCTAGCAAACATGTTACAAGTATATCTGTGTATGGCTGACCTGGTGTGTGTCTAATTTCCATTTTGTTGCGTGTGGCGTCTAGGTTGTTAACATCTGTATCGTCTACAATCTTGCTGTAGGTTGCATTGTATAAACTACTGTTTTGGGCGTTTGTGTTAGCAGGATTGTATGTAATAACGCCTGTAGCATTAACAGTTGTTCCACCGTTTCCAAAGTGCATTTCGTAGATATAGCTCTGACCTTTGTTTGCAAGGTTGTAAGCCAATGCTTCACTGATATTTTCATAGTGAATAGCATTGCGCTTGTTAACATAAACATCTCCACTGTCGGGGTCATGAATCTTAATATGCCCTTCAATGTGGAATCCGCCAAGCTCGTCTGGCTTCTTTTCTATCGAATCTGTTTTCATATTGTCAGTATCCTGCTCTGTCATATCATTATTTATCATGGGTTATATGCCGGGCTTGCACCTAAGAAAGTGGCTTGTTCTGTGGTATTTCCACCTGCTGTAATACTAATATCATAGTCAAATGGTGCGTCACCTGGGTCTGTGTCTGCATCGTTTGGACTGTCTGGATAACTTACATTGTAAGCAAAACCAAAGCCCGGAGCATCATAGTCAAAGTCACCAACTTCAACAAATCCAAACTCTCCTAAACTGTTTAACCAGTCTGTATAATCTGAGTTAGAAGGCAGTGATTGTAGCACTGACAGATCGTCAACTCTTGCACCTACAGGAATAGTTGCTGCCGCTCCTGTTCCTAGTACACCTCTACGCACACGCCCTAGTGTATTATTTGCGTCATCTTTTTCATAATAGTATATTAGTTCGCCATGAACATATGCATATCCTGGAATACCTCTAGCTATATCAGGATTTGGTAGTAAACTAGCATTTTCAACGTGTAGAGTTGTGTCTGTTAGTGCAAACGCTTGTGTTACTACTGTACTGCTAGACTCGCTGATTCTGTAGTAGGACCTTGAACTTCCTAGACTAAAGTCTCTTACATTACGATCTTCAATGTACACCGGTGACCAAAGAGGTGTTTGACTGTCTGGATTTCTACCAAGGTTGCCTGTTATAGTTTTTGCTGTCCAATATTTAGACTGGTACTCTGGTGAAGGACCAGTAGCTACCCAGTTACCTTGGCTATTAAACCAATAGTATGTTGCTTCACTGGTAACAAAGTAAACATCGCCTGTGCCTGCATCTGTTGGTAGGCTTGCAATATCTGCTACTTCGTCAACATATTGGAAACCATCTAAGATGGTGTATAGCTGTCCATTATAAACCACTGCATCACCACGTTCATAACGTGTTTTAGAAGTCCAGGTTGGAGCAGTTGCTATTAACCAACTAGTGTCAAACCAGTAGTAGAAGGTATCTTCATCAGTAACATAGTATACTGTGTAGTCAACGTTTGTTGGTGCTATAACTAAATCACCTACTGTTGCAACAACACCTGCGTATGTAAATGTGTGCTTGGCTTGATAAGGAACATCGTTGAATGTGATGTACTTGCCTTTGTCATAACCGGTTGTTGCACTCCATGCTTCTGGCTCACACCATACAAAACGCCAATCTGTGTTTGTATCAGGAGCGGCTTCATCTGCATCAACATCAACTGTAGCAGTATAATATGTTCCGTTGTACAACACAAAGTCATGTTTCTTATAGTCTAGTGTATTAACCCATCCATTAGGAGAAACTAGTTGACTTCCATGCATATCATGAATAACACGATAACCCAATGGAGGACCGCTAACGACCTCACCGTTTTGATCTACGACTCTTGTAAACACACTCATTACCAACGTGTCAAATGTAATACCTGGTGTTAGTTCTTGCGGAGCATGACTGCTATAGGTGTCAACAAAGCTGCCGCCGTCAACATTAATATCTTCTGCTCTAGTTCCTAGTGCAGTGTCTAGATATGTGCTTTGAATATTGCTATCTATTAGTTGTGTAGATTGATTTTCGTCTTCGTAAGCCAAACCAGTTACACGAACACCTGGATATGTGATACCATCGATTAGTTTAGACAATAGTTCAACACCTGGTGTTCCGTCTGGTGCAACATAGTATGCAACAATACGGTCAATAGCATTGCCGTATTCGTGACTTACAGGAAGCAGATATCTGAAGTCAAAGATCTCAGAAGCTGGAACATTTTGTGTAGCACGATAAATCTCATTTTCGTAGTAAACATAATCACCAGTTACAACATCAAGCGTAGGTGTCCATTCTTTAAGGTTACTGCTATAAGCAGTTCTATCAAATTTGATCTGTGTTTTGATGCTTCGTACTTTGTTATTAACCATAACAGGATATGCTTTAGCACCCGTGCCGTTACCGTTAATATTAATAGTTGGCGAGCTATCAAACACAAACTCGCCGCTAAATGTAATACTTGTTACACTGCCATCTACAGGGTTAATCTTAGCAGTAGGCTTAACTGCACTAACAGTACCATCATAGTTGACAACAGTAACAACAGGTGCTACTGTATAACCTGTTCCGCCCTGTGCAATTTGAATACTTTCTAGTGTTAGTTCGTGGTTTGTATACCATTGACTGTATTCTCTATCATTGCGTAGATATAAGTCATCATTGATGCCTTCGCCGCTTGGACTACGGAAATCCTGTGTAGTAGGCTCAAAGTATGCGGGTAAGTCAAAATCACTAACATCGCCTTGATAATGATCATCACCCTTGTAGCCTATTAGGTATTCTCTAATCTTAGATCTATAAGGTTTAACTTCGTTGATGTAATCAATAAAGAAGTCTTGGTTATCTCTAATAAAGCTAGGATACTGTTTTAGTTCACGTAACTGGTGATAGATGCTAACAAAGCTGGTTTTAAATACCCAATCAACTTCTCTTTGATTATACATAATCCATTGTATCATTGTAAAGAACAGTTTGTTAAACTCTTCCTTGAGATCGCCAATATAGATATCATCTTGTAGCGCATTAAAGATGTTGCGAATTTCTGTGCTTGGATTAATATCAAATCTATCACTGTCAAAGTTTTCAGTAGCAAATCCTAGTGTATACTTTTCTTTGTCATAAAGTCTATCACTAAGCTGAATAGTACCGTTGCCTAAACCTACTAGTTCAACATTGTTAACAGAAGCAGAATCTCCAGTAACATCTTGAGCCAAGAACTTATAGAGTGTAAATGTTCCGATGTTATTACTACGTACACGCACAACTTCACCAGGTTTTACATTAGATAAGCTCTGTACATCTCTTTCAAAATTAACAGTATAATCTGCTCTTGTGCCTACACCAAATCCATCTGCATACCAATCAGTATAGTTCCAATACAAGCTAGTGTCAAATGCTTGTACTCTAAACAAGTGGAAGTTTTGATTTCCGTTTAATTCATAGATCGCCCACATATTTTCATTGTTGATATCAGTACGTACCAGAACTTTATATCCATTAGGCAAGTTAGCTGTATCTAAATAACTTAGCTCGTCAAATATATCAACTGTAAAGTTGTATTCTGTTGTTGGTGGGATAGGATCTTCACTAGTTAAACCTGTGATAATTTTTTGCTGTACAATTGGATGCTTTATTAGTACATCATTGATAACTCCAACAAAGTTTTCTAGTGCTCCTGTGCGATCCTTAAACATTGTTTGACGTGGACGGATACTAATTCCGTATTTGTCCTGTTCTAACAGTTGTGGATCAGGAACGACCCTACCACTACTGTCTGCGCCTGCAAGACTATCAATCATCTTATTGATAATAGATCCAGGAATCGATTGGTCTGGGTTGTTCTCTTGAATTAATTCGTATTCACTATGAATAGTGTTGCTATTACGCAAGTAATCATAACGTATTTGTAACTTAATATCATCGCTGTTTAAGTAATCATTGATATTGTACAAACTCATTGCATTACGTGCAATCGCCGCTACATAAGGAACACCTTGTAGTTCAGGTGATTCGATCATTTCACGAATTGTTACTACACTGCCTGTTTTTTCTGGATTTGTTGTTACACTTTTGTTTACAACCCAGAAGTAATAACGCCTGCGTTCAATGCCAGTACTTGATTCTATTATTGTGGTTTGTACATATGTGCCTTCGCCTGTATACTTTGGAGTACCCATCTCAGCATCGTTTACTGTAGTATATTCGCTAGGTGGCACATTACTTTCTACCCATTCGCAGATTTCAATAACACTACCTGGAAAAATTGCACCCCAGTTTTTACTACGATAGGTTAGACTGCCTTGCTCATAATCAATATAGCGCACAAGACTTAGGTCCCACCAAATCTTTCCAACATTATCTTCTGCCCAGTGCATATTTTCGTCAACAATAACATTGATTTGATTACTGTCGTTGTCAGTATAAATTGCTGGGTCAAATGCACTCTTATAATCTATATTAACTTCTGCAATACCTAGTACTTTACCTTTGACTGGATCTATACTATCAAAGTTAGTTAGAATATTGTTTGACTTTTTGCTGTAGATTAATGCACGACTAAGTGTGTCAATGTCAACTCTATCACCGTCTTCTCTGATTCTATTCCAAATACGTCTACCTGTTGTTTCAAACAACCATGCTGTACCGCCGCCATTAACAATATTATCATCACCTGGATCGCCTACCACAATGTAACCATTGCGTAAGTCAAGTGCTAACCCGAAGAAATCAAATGTACGTCCTTTGATTAGGTCAAATTGTTGTGCAAAGGTCATAGTACCTGAGTTACGTTTGTGCGTTGCACTGTTTTCTAATAGTTCGTAGATATATGCATTGCTGGCAAATAGTTCGTCATTGAACGTAGTACTATTGCCATCAAACGTAGTAGTTGGGTTACCTGTAGTTACATCAACTCTTAGTGTTTGAGCTGTTCTTGCATTACCACTACCAATTAGCAGAATGTCATCTTCGTCTCCAACACTAACACTTAATCCAAATGTTTCATTTTGTGCGCCGCCTGGAACTTCAAAGCTCTGTTCAAAAGTATATAAAGGAATGTCTAAGTCTTCTCTGACAGAGGACCCTGCATAACTGATAAACAATTTACTACGTTTAACTTGACTGCTACTCTGTATTCTAATATATTCTTCGTCGTTAAAAAATGCAGTAACACTAGGAATATTTGTAGTATTAATATCATTAATTAAATCTGCAATGCTAGTGCCTGTAATTTCAACTCTAAATCCGTTAATATAAATGCTGTCGCCTAGTGTTAATGTTGCTGTTTTAACATTAGCAGTTTCCCATCCTAGGTATCTACTACGCATTGTATATCGATACACTTTACCTGCTCTGTATGCACCAGTTGTGTATCCTGGCGCAGTTGCATAAAATGCCGCACCTTCTAAGTCAGTTACTGTTTGTGTTCCAAACAATGCGCCTGCAACTTGATCTTCTTCTGGAGCAACAATTTCTTGAATTAAATCAAACTGTGCGCTACCAATTTTTAGACGCTGTCCATCTGGAATAGTTGATAGTGTTGCAAATGGATCAAGGCCAGATGTTTCTTCTTGGCTAACTTGAAGTAGTCCTTCTGAAACAATTCTATCAACGGTAATAATAACTTCTCTAGTACTGTTGTTCCAAGTCCAGTCTATACCTTCATACAAACGTGTTTCACCTAGATATAGTTCTTTAACATCGGTAATGTCTGGTGTTGGTGTGTACGAGTTACTTAATGAATTACTTCTTTGGAATTCAAATCTTCTATTGTAAGCAAAAACTTTACCTGCTTCAACAATACCGTTAACTGTAGCACTTGGCGCACTAACAAATATTTCACTAGCATCGCTATCACAGTAGATAAATGTGCCATACTCTGCATCAGCATTTAATCCTACAGGAGGTGTTAGTGTATCTTCGTACAAGTAACAAGGTGCTTGTATTACTTCAATGCTGGTAGCCGTAGCGGGCAACTCAGGAATAATAGTAAGCACTGCACCGTTTAGTGTATAATCTTTTAAAGGTGTTAGTACTTGTTGTTCGTCGAGTTTAACTTGAACGGTGTATTCACTTGTAGGAACAAAATCTAATGTATAGGTTGTGCCTGCGGCTGTATTAATAACAGCACTTGTAATGGTATGTTTAACTTTAGTAATATTCTCTTCTTTATGGTAGACATACACTTTGTTTGCTGCCGGAGCGCCAACAAAAATCCAGTTACCATTATCACTGATCTTAACACTAGTGCCAAATCCTTCGCCTGGTGTTGGTGCCGGGATAATCTGTTTAGTTTGCTCGTTTTCTTCAACTCTAAAGTTGTGAACAATCACTGCACCTGGATCCTGTCTGGCAGCACCAGTAACCATAATATAGTCACTCATATCAACAACATCACCAAATCCAATGTCTGTGTTTGGTGTAATTGTGAATGTTGTGATAGCACCTACGGAATTTACACCAGTTACTGTAACTGTGCCTGTTTGAGCGCCATCTAACTGACTAGCAGATAGTGTTAATGTATCACCCAACTGATAGTTCACGCCGGCGTTGACAACAGTAGCTGAATAATACATGTTTGATGTATATGCTTGTCTACCAGTTACTTCAAATATAGCACTTGTGCCATTACCACCTGTTGCAGTTACGTTGTTGTAGATATATTTGATCATTGGTGGATCAAACTTACCTGTTTGTACAAATCCTTCGTCAGGTAAAAACGTAAATACGTTGACCTTGCCATTCTTGTCGTAAGCGCCAGCGCCTACTGCAATGAGATCACTGTTTCGGTTAATCTTTACACTAGCACCATAGCCATCATTACCAATGTATTCACTTGGTGAAGCATGAACTTCACTGCTGACGTCCCAGGTTGCACTTTTTTCATATACACCCCAACGATTCGTATCATCAAAGTTTTCTACCCAAACTTTATCTCCGTTGAGCCAGCCTTTTTTAGGAGCAATATCGTTGATCTGTGTTGGATTATCTAGTCTCATGCTGTCCATATGGAACAGTATGCCACTATCTTCAGCAATAGTGCGTGCTTCTTTCAGGAAGTCTTGTCCTTGATACATATCAACTAATAGTGTTTGATTATTTGTTATTGATTTAACTTTGTAGAATCCGTCGTAGTCTGCATTAAAGCTCTTGATACAGAACACTTCATCTGCTGTTAGATTGTGAGGCTTATCAAAGTCTACACTCATAACATCATCTAGTTCATAGTTTATTGCTGTTGGTCTTGCATCAGAAGATGTCATACGATAAACATTCCAGTCTAGGTCAAAATCTTTAGCAACCCATACCTTAAAGCCATCACCAATCTGTCTTAGATATGTATTGAGTGCATTAAAGTTTATGATGTCGTAGATAGTTGCATCAATGTCAGCTAGATTAACAAATCCTGCTGTGGCAATATCTCCACTAAAGTTGCTGTTATTATCTCTAGCGTGGAAAATGTTTTTAACAAAATGACTAGTTGTTCTTTTATATTCGTCGTTTGGATAAATTGGTGTAACACCAGGCGTACTAGCTTCTAGTGTGTTTAATAAATTAAATGTACTTGGGTTATCAGTAAACTTAGTATCATCTAGACTTATTTCAATTTGTGCATCACTTTCGAGTGCACCATACTCACCAACACGCACAGCCCATTCTTCATAAACACCAATATTGCTACTGATATTATTAAATGTTGCATTAGTTAATGACTCGATAGCATTACGTGTGCCTTTTTCTTTGATAAATCCTTGATAGAACTTGGTTTGACTTTGATAGTCTAAGTTAAGATCTGACAGATATTGTCTGTTACGTAGTCCAATAATACCTGCGCTGAATTGTTGTAGGTCTTCACCAATTGGTAAATTCTCTACATCATAAATTCTTTCAAACTGTTCTGCATTGTATGCAAAGTTTGGAAGTAGACCGCTCTTTTGATTTTCTTTGTCGATTCTTGACCATTCGCTAAGTTTAAATTCGGCAGTACCAATTGTATTAGCCAATGCTGTATATGTCAAGCTCTTATAGTTAACAATAGTACCTTTTGTGTAATCAGTAAACGGTGCCCATTCTTCAACTTTAGGATCGTTGTAAACAAATCCTGGCGGATTAAGTTCGCCTGTCCAACCAGCAGTTCTGTTGCCTACTAGTTTCAAACGAAACTGTCTGTTTCCTAACTCTGGAAGATACACAATGTCATTAAACACTGTAACATTATCAAATACCAGTGCATGTTCGTATTGTACAACATTCGCTTCAAATAAGCAAATAGTTTCGCCGTTGAGTGTTTCGCAACTAAAAAAGTTTGGCTGTCTGTTAACTGTTATATCACTTGTTTTGATAACCGAAAAACTTGGATTTAATACTTTGCTCTTAGTTGTGCTATTTGTTATCGCATCAACTGTGCCACCCAACACGTTCATTTCAATTCTATCAAACGTTGGACTCAGAACTAGTAGACTGCCTGCTTCCCATTCTTGCTGTTCCCAGGATAAAAATTCTTTGACGCTTAACTCCCAGTCACGCATCTCGTTTAGACCAGGATCAAGTTGATTAAATGTAAAACCTTGTCCTACTAGATAGCGACTATAACTTATTAAGAAGTCTGCTACCTGTTGTACATTTCTAAATTCTGTACCGTAAGGCACAAGTAATTTGCGCTTCTCATAGTTGTGGTATATCACTGCACGTCGATCACCAACAACCAATGTATGGTTTTCTGCATCTGTCAAACTTGGAACCACCGGGAAGTAAGGATCATTTAGATCATATCCGCTTACGGTCCAACCGTTTCCGCTTTTTTGTACAACAACGCCACTGTATACCACTTTGCGTACTGGTGTACTTTTGTGTAGAATAACATCATAGTTTTCATCAGGTATCATAATACTGCTGGATACGCTGGAAGGTGAACTTTGTTCAGCTAGAACATTTACATAGTTCTTACCAGTATAACCGCCAACTTTGTAGCCTAATTGTACTTCTAGGTTATCTAAATACTGTCTTAATAATGTGCGTCCGTCAATACCTAAGTTTGTAGTATAATCTACAACCCAGTTTAGGTAACCTGCTACAAAATTGCGAGTTCCGTCTGCGTTAGTAGTGTCAGGCACTTGAATTAGATCTGGGTTAATACGTTTTAATGTCTGTCTAATAGCAAGTTGATCTAAGCGAGAATCTCTATAGTAACGCTCAATATTCATCAAACTACCAAAGTAGAATGCAGGCTTAATTAACGCCAATGCACGTTGTACCGCAAACGCATAGTCACTACTCTTAAGCCAGGCATACTCTGCAGGACTTACTTGTCCTACTTCATAACTACTGTTTAATGTAGCAGGATTCAGTCCACGAACAACAAATTGATCTGGACTTTTGCGTAAACCATATTCATCTACTGGAATAATCTGTGTTAGTCCAGGACGAGCAAAGTTCTTATTAATGCCAGCACGTGGTCCTGCATGAATGTAACCACGCTCTAGGTCTTCCCATAAAAGTGTATTACCACCTGTGAAGGGTGCAACACCATAACGATCTGCCCACCAACTCGGTTCGTTAGCAAAGCCTAACATTTCCCATGGATGAGTGTGTGGACGTACTGTGTCAAACAAGCTCAAATAAATTGCTCTTGGAGAGCCTGGTAATTGTGTGCCTAGTAATTTGTTTGTCTGTCTACTATAGTTCCATGTCCATGCATTGCTATTCTGGAATGAGTTATTTGTTGTAAAGTCTACCTGATTAAATCCTGCCCATTTCAAAAAGCTCTTGCCTAAAATACGTTTATATTCTGCTTCGTTATATTCTGTATCGCGGAAGCCTCCAGGAATAAATTCATAAAGATCAAAAATATTTTCATCAAACTTGAGTTTGATATTGTTGTAGATTCTTTTTTCAAACTCTAATAGTAAATCATCTCTAAAGTCATTAAATGCTGGCATAATACTACCATCGTGACCTTGAACAACATTGCGTGGTTCGATGTAGGTATCATCAAGCATAATTGTTGGAGTATAGGCAGGAAATAATCCTAGCTTACTTGGTGTTGGAGGCAAATAACTGCCATCTGTATTGTGGTATTCAATAATTCGTACTTGGTCGTCAGCTTCTAATGTAAAGCTATCACTAATAACAACCGCTGTTCTGTCCTGCGGGAAATAGTAATCTCTATCTTTGATTAACTGTACATTATTGATATAAACCAATACTGCGGTGTTGCTTAGTTGTGTGTCATCAAATACGTTAGGTAAATCAAACTGCTTTAGGTTAGGGTTAATAACAACATCTTCATATACAGTTCTGTTGTTGCCATAAGGGAACATATCGCTATAATAGAATGGCATAGTAGAATTTTTAGACATGTTGATCTGTTCAACAATAAAATCTACATGTTCTTCAACTGTGCGCGATTCGATATTTTGTATACTGCCTGCTAGCTGTAAAAACTTGTTTTTAAATTTTGTATATTCTCTACTAGCAAGCTCAACACTCTCAACAAAGTTAAAACGTTCACTAGTCAAGAACAAGTTGCTGTAGATTATTGGATAACCGTGTTGTAGAATTGTACCTGTGTTATTTTTATAAAAAATATCACGTTGACTGGTAAATGTTTCTACACTTTCGTAGATAGCATTTGTATTTTCTTCTAGTGTATCAATATGATCTTTAAGCTGACCTAGTGTCAGACTTGAAAAGTCTCGGTTTTCACCGTTAAAGTCTAAGTTAGGTGGTATTTCATAGTAGCCTTGCTGTGACACTCTATCTCTAGAATAGATTAAAATATCAACTTTGTCGCCTTGTGCAATTAGATAAATGGGGTTAACTACTACACATAGTCTAGTACCGATAAGTTCTAATGTAAAGTCTATTCTTTTTAATAGTTTATTGTTAACAATAACTTTGATGTTAGGTGTTTTGTTTACTTCATCATTGATAATATCAATTTCAAAATAGTTTGTTCTGCCATCATAAACTTTACTAAAGATTTGATATTGTTTACTACTTTCTTGGTTCTTTAACCAAACATTACGATGTTCTCTAGTTGTTTTTGTATAGTCTTTATACAAAAACCCAACGTTAATAGCTCTAGTTGCAATATCTAATTCATCTAGGTATGTAAATGTATCAGTAATAAATGATGTTTCAAATTCAATATCGCCAACACTATTAAAGTTTCTATAACTTAATGGGAAGCCAAGCACTGTATCAGCTGACCCTGTGCCTTGTTTGTATTGGAAGATTGTTGTCCCAGTAAAGGTTGAGTTAGGATATGTTGTTTGGTTACCGTAACTAATGTTGTTCCAATCAAGTACATCGAATCTAGGTGCAGTGTTTACACCTGTTTTGGTTTGTCCTTCGTACCACTGGTCACCATCGTACCAATAGTTTCTTCTTCCATTCTTACCACTCTTAACAATAACGACATCACCGTTTTCTAGTAAACGTTCGCCGATCTCTGCAAGATGAATAGTTGGAGATCCTGCAATAGTTTCAAGTTGAATTTCATAAATGCGTTTGCGAATTTCAGGATCTTGCTCGTTAGCAAAAATAATAGTTTTGTTGTCTTCTAGCTCGAATAACAATTCCCAAGTACTTGCAGTACTTGCTAGTCCAGGTGTTTGTTGTATATCTTGCCTAGCTTCATAAGCAAAGCCTTCGTATTCAACAATCTCACCTTCAAGTATAGTGTTGGCTGTAGCAGGGTCATATAATGTGTAGCCATATAAATCGAACCAGATACCATCTGCGGCAACTGCTGGATTGTCTTCTGTAGGGTTCAAACATTCATAAATGCGATTTTGATATGATATACGTTCACCTTTAAAGTATAAACGTGTGTTATCAAAAGGAATAATTTGATCTCGTGGTTTCCAAACTACTGAATCTGTTGGTAGTGACTGGTTATTGCGTAGTGCGCCATAAACATTGTTATTATAGATGACTGTATCGCCTTTGATATATGCAGTACTTGTATCATATACACTACCCGAGCGTTCAACATCACTGAATGCATCTTTAACTGTAAAGTCTAAATAGTCTACTGGATCTAAGCCTTCAACACCAAAGTTAAACAGTCTGAGTGAATGTTCAAATTCTAGTATAGGACGGGCCGCACGAAAGTCTTGATCTGGCAAACTTGTGTTTTTAGCACGATAGTTGTTAACTGGTTCAATTACACCTTCGGCAGTTTTAATATAAAAGTTGTCTTCGCTGTATGCGTAAAAGATTTGATTTACAGCATATTCATATTCTAGGTTTTCAATAACAACTCTACTTCTCAGAGTTGAAACAATAATTTGATCACTAGGAATTGCAACAAATTCATTGTTAAAGTTTGGATCGTATGTAAATTCGTAAATTAATTGTTCTTTGTTGATCTCAGCAGTTTGTGTTAGTACATCAATGTGGAACCAACGGTTGCTACGTGACCACCCATTTAGATCATAACTTGCACGGTTAATAGTAATATAGTCAGGAGTATTAATTCCATTTGATGTGTATGCTTCGATAGGTACAAGATCGTTTACACTTGCTAAACGAATTTGTTTACCGACACCTTCAATGTAATATTGTTTGTTTTTATACTTGGCAGGAGTTACAGTATCGTTAAAGCTAACTTTTAAACCGTTAGTAAAGTCAATGCCGTTTGGCGAAGTATAACTGGTAGCACCTAAAATATCTTCTTCTACGTCGATGGTAAAGTTTTCAGCATCAACAATACGAATTTCTCCGTAATATACAGCATCTTCGCTGTCTTGATAATATAGTCTATCAAGCACACTGGTAATAACAGGAACTTCGTGATAGGTCTGGTCAAAATCGTGATAGTATTCTTTAGTACCATGTTGAATACCATTATTGATATAAACCTTTTGATCAAAATCAACATTAGTACTAGGTACTAAGTGAATAACATAATCATCATACACACCAGTTTGAGGATTGACTTCACCAATGGGTACCAGTGTTACACGCCAGATATCACGACGCTGTTCTCTTGGTACAACTTGTTTTTCAACAGCAATACCATACTGTATCATGTCAAAGAATTCATTGTTAGTCCAATGCACATCATCTAATACATCGTCTTTTGTTAAAAATATCAAGCTCTTGTTATTTAGGTTAGCAAATGTTTTTGCACCGTCAATACCATTTGGATTTTCCTGCAAAAACGAGCTTAGAAGTGCGCCTTCAATTTGATCGTAATAGAAGTCGCAAGCAATGTCAACATTGTCCACAGTTTCCATTTCTGTGTAGCGACTTTGTGCATTAATGAGAGGTACTTTGAATGTAACTGTGCCGTTATCTGATCCGTTGTTTTCAACTCCAAATATTTCTCTAGTGCTAACATTAGTTTGATTAAATCTAAAACCTGTCAAGCCAGGTTCTGTTTGAATCCAAAACTTATGCCCTGGTTCGCTAACTGTAAAGGTATATGTACCGCCTCGTGCTAGGACCAGCACTGGATTTGATTCAATACCTTTTTCACTGAAGTTAAAACCGTTAACACTGAGGTTACGTGTTACTGTGTACTGTTCTTCTGTTTCAACATTACCAGCAAACACATCTACTGCATCAGGACCGTTAGGCACCCAGTAATAATTTTTAAAGTTTACAAACTTGTCATAATCAATTAGTGCATCAAAGCTATAGCTTTCGTTGTTAAAAAGTCTGTTGTGGTTAGTAATATTACCACCCTGATAGCTGATCTGTTGTAGTAGATCAATATATGTGCTAAAGAAGTCAATGGTATCAGTGGATCTGTTTTTAACAACCACACTGGGTTCTAGCTGATAGTTTTGTCTACTAACAGTTGCTTCTGTAACATAGTTGTCGGTGGTAACAAATGTTGGACTAAACTTTCTACCAATATAGCCATTGATTTTTTCAAAGTCTGGCTTGCTGACCAATTGGTCTAGTGTAGCATTTAGAAACTTATTGTTAGTTTCTGTACGAAAAATGCTTGGTAAAAAATTTACTGTCTTGATAATCGCCATGTTGTACTACTTACCTATCGCTTATACACCGGCTATAGCCTGATTCAATTGGCTAGCAGTAATAGAGCTGATAATATCAACATCGTCAACTGTTGCCGAACTGATTAAAATTTCGTCTGGTTCTGCATTAATTTGATAAAGGTTACCAAAACTACTAGAAGTATCACTAGGAACAATAATAATACTAGAAAGTTCTGGTGTTAGTTCAGCGTGTAAATAAGCACTTAACTCACTAAAGTAAAAAGATTCACCAAAGTCCCAGTTGTTAATATCAAAGTAAGTATTGATAGCATTAATAACCTGCGTCTTTACTTCACTGTCGCTGATATTCATATTTGGATTCTTGACAACTTTGAATTTAGCACGTAAACTATTTTCAGCTAAACTACCAAACAATGGTTTAAATTTAGCACTGTTAAAAATAATAGTATCACTAAGTGCTTTGTAGTTTTCTAATGTATTAAACTCACCTCTAAGTTCCTCTTGTGTAGGAGCAACTGGCTCTGTTAGTGTATTAGATGTATCGGTAATAAAGGCAATATAATCATTGCTATAGGATTTTGTTAAAATAAACAAATCCATTAAGTTGTTTGGACTTGGATCTACACGTCTGTTGTTCGGCGCACTATGTTTGTATTGGAAGTTTAACGATCCTCTACCGACACGTGCTCTGTAGTTAGTAGTAACATTTGATAATTCTCTAATGCCGTTAGAAATATTAAGTTGATAAAATCTATCAGTAGAGTAAGCGTAGAATATTTGTCCTGCATTGTAACTTTCTAAGTTCAAACTAATAGTTGCAAAATCTGGAAAAATCTCTACATCAAAATAATCCATCGGTGCAAAATCATTAAAGCCGCCAGTGGTGTCTTCTTTTTTAAAGAAAACAAACTTTGAGTCACTGTTTACTTCACTGTCAACAATTAAGTCAAACAAGTCGGGATTGTCAGGAACACCATCTTGATCTGTGTCTGGAAATGTTATTAGTACACGACGATTTTCTCTATAACCATCTGCACCAA